GCTCGTCACGCCCTTCATGCGGCGATCCTCTTCGGTTGCGAAAGGTCCCGCGCCAGGCTCGCGAGCCCTTCAAGGTTCAGGCTGATTTGCGCCCCGGCCTCGCCCACCACCACGCGCTGGACCAGGAGCCGGATCAGGCGTTCCTGCTCGGCGGGAAATAGCTCGGACCAGACGGGGTCAAACCGCGCCAGGGCATCGCGCACCGTGTCCTCGGCAAGGCCTGGCGCTTCGGCCTGCGCCGCGCGCCAGGTGCCCACCACCACCTCGGGCTGGCGCAGCAGGGCACGGACTTGCTCCAACACCAACGCCTCAATCTCACCTGCCGGCAGCCGGCGATAAGGCGCATCATCCGCGCCACCCTTCAGCACGGCCTGGCTGACGTAATAGCGATACAACCGCCCCTGCTTGCGCGTATGCGTGGGCGACAGCGCGCGCCCATCGGCACCAAAGATCAACCCACGCAGCAGCGCCGGGGACCGATTGCGCGCCTGCCCAGCCCGCATATGCGGGTTGCCGGCCATGATCTCATGCACCTGCTTCCACAGCGCCTGGGGAATGATGGCGGCGTGCTCGCCGGGATAGGATTTGCCCTTGTGCACGGCCTCGCCAAGATAAACGCGGTTGACGAGCAGCTTGTAGACCGCGCCCTTGTCGAAAGGGCGGCCGTTTTTCGTGAGGCAGCCCTCGGCGCGCAGGATCGGCAGCAGGCGCGTGGCGGACCCGATGTCGGCAAAGCCCTCGAATACGCGACGCACGGTGGCGGCGGCAGCGTCATCCACCAGCAGCTTGCGGTTTTCGACGCGGTAGCCGAGCGGCACCGGCCCACCCATCCACATGCCCCGCGCCCGTGAGGCCGCAATCTTGTCGCGCACGCGTTCGCCAATCACTTCGCGTTCGAATTGCGCAAAGGACAGCAGGATATTCAGCGTCAGCCGGCCCATCGACGTGGTGGTGTTGAAAGACTGCGTGACCGAGACGAAGGTCACCTCATTCTGGTCGAAAATTTGCACCAGCTTGGCGAAATCCATCAGTGAGCGTGACAGACGGTCGATCTTATAGACCACCACCACATCCACGAGTCCGGCTTCTATATCGGCCAGCAGCCGCTTCAGTGCCGGGCGTTCCAGCGTGCCGCCGGACACGCCACCATCATCATAGCGGTCATGCACCAGCACCCAGCCTTCGGATCGTTGGCTGGCGATATAGGCCTCGCAGGATTCGCGCTGCGCATCGAGGGAGTTGAATTCCTTCTCCAAGCCCTCATCGGTGGATTTGCGCGTGTAGACGGCGCAGCGACGCTTGCGCGTGAGCGTCGGGGATGGAGGATCGCGGCGGGTCATGCGCTGGCCTTTCGCAAGCCAAAGAACATCCAGCCATTCCAGCGCGTGCCGGTGATGGCGCGCGCGATGGCGGAGAGCGATTGATAGGGGCGCCCCTGATATTCATAGCCATCGCGCGTGACGGTCACGACATGCTCGACGCCCTGATACTCGCGCAGCAGCCGCGTTCCGACGATCGGGCGCTGATCCTGCCGGATGCGGCGGAGCGTGATGTTGCCGCCATCAATCTGCTCGCCCAGCGCTTCCAGCCGGGCGATCGTTTCTGGCTTCAAGCCACCATAGGCGAGTTCCTGAATGCGGTAGGCCAGACGGCTTTCCAGAAAGCGCCGGTTGTAGGGCGGTGGCTCGGTGCCGAAGAGGCTCCGCCATTGCTGCTTCAAATCGCGAATATCGGCATCGGGCAGCGCGGCAAGCCGGGCTGGCACGTCCTGCTTCGGGATGGCGGGGATGATGAGCGGTGGTGGACTCGGCTCGCTTGGTGCGGTTCGTTTCATGCGGTTCCCTTTCTCTTGGGGTTCGCATAACGGCGCTGGGGGGCCTGGAAGTGTAGGCGAATGTCTCTGCTATCGACCGGGGCTGGCGCTACTGGCGGGGCAGCGCGGCTCCGCAGCCGCAGTAACCCGCGGGCGAGGATGTTGCAGACCTCGCGGAGGTGCGGCGGGAGGTGGGGGTTGGGGGTGTTGCTGCTCACCCTTTGTAGATACCCAGACCCCCGTCGAAGTGTCTCACGCCGGGCACCAAATTTGATTCGACAGCCCCCTCTTTGGGCTGATAGAACAGAATAAGAACAGTCAAACGGAATCCCCCCTATGGCAAAGGACCTAAAGAAGTTCGTCAATCCTAAGTTCTTGAAAACAGTACATCTTGGATTGCTGAAACGGCTGTTCGCGCGTCAGCCGGCCGAAGCGGAAGGGTTCGCCCTTGCCACCTTCGACGGCGAGGACGCTGAGGTACGTCAGCGCCTAAAGGCGTTCTTTGAAGGCCCCGAACAAGGCATGCCCAGCGGGCTTGTCGCCGACCTTCACCATATCGCGGAACTCGGTTCGGAAAACGGGATGCACCTGCTGCAGGAGCGTGCTGCGGCCCGAGACGTTGAGATCGTCGCGCCATTGGACGCCAATGGTCATCCGATCCCGCTTGATCCGAAGCACTTCGCCTTGATCGCATTTCTCGATCATCGGGCGGTTTTCGATGCCGCCTCCGATATCCTGGCGCGTCAGGCGCGTTCGTCTCTCGCGGAATATGTTGGGTTTGATGAAGGCGTGGAGCCGCGGATTACCGACGGAACCAAAGCTGCATTTGAAGCTGCAGCCAGCGAATTGTTCCAGCGCGACCATCGAGGGGGCTTTTGCCGTGTCGGTTGGCACGAGGATGGAGAGCAGACGGTACTTGTCGTAACGCATGGGGCGCCGGTGACGGTGGTTCCTGTAATTGACGGTGATCGTGAGAACGTCATCAGCTATCGCAGCGTGGAACACGCTATTCTTGCCTATAATCCCAATAATGGCCGCATGGGTGTGGGCGGTGTGCGCAAGGCATTGCGCGCCGAACTCGCTGAATTCTTCGCGGAACATATCCTGGCGCGGCCAGGGTTCTTTGCAGGCGAGGATTGCCAGAACCTCTATACGCTGAGGCCTATTGAACAAGCCGGCCTGAATTTCCGGTTCCATCACGATTTTGATCCAATGATCCAGGGTGTGGAGATCGTCGAAGTCTTGATCGAGAAAATCAGCACGGATCCAAATAGTGGCAACATCACCGTCGAGGCACAGAATACGATTAAGGAATTCAGGGGCAACGCGCTGCAGTGTGTTCGGGAATTCAGTGATCGGGTATCGCTGAACAACAGTAGTTTTCGTTTGGGCCACATGATCCTTCGCGTGAATTTTGGTGAAGGTCGCCGGCGGGGTACGCGCGTCACCGTCAAGATCAAGCCGCCATCACTTGCAGTATTCAAGCGGCAGCGCTTTGAGGATCGCATCATGCGGCTGTTGCGCCGCAATGGTCTTTGCCATGAACGACAGCCTGCCGAAGCTGCTGCTGCGGCGCAGTGAGGCTGGCCCTGGCGCCATTCTTTGGGGTCAGGAAGCCCAGCCTTATTTCGGAAGGGTTTTTGACGGTCTTCTTGCCGGGGGCCTGCTGAAAGAACGCGCGCCAGCCAAAACCTGGCCCCCTTGCGCCGCCTGTGATGCGGAATGCGGGGAGCGCGAGATTGTTGAGATTGGCACTCGGCTGGTTGCGGAATGCCCCGAGGACCATCGCCGCGATACGGAAATAAGCGGCGAGCATCTCCGCAGCTTTGAAATCGACCCAACCGCCTTGTGTCGCCGTATTGCCCGAGAGTCAGGGCTTGCCGGCGAACCAGCCCCGATCATGACCGGGCTCTGGACGCTCGGGCGATTGCCCAATCAGCAGCACGTGATTTTGGCGTTGGATCCGATTTGTGCGGCTGATGCACGGTTGGTAACCATGATCCGCACCGTGGCGAAGCCCACCGAGACGAGCCTATTGCTGCCGAGTGGCATCCCTGTCGAGCGTCGCCAATACCTTGCGGAGATGGGCATGGTCGTTGTGCTGGCGCAAGACGCCTTCGTGGGCGCCGGCTTTGCACTGAGCACGGCAATGCTTGTGCCCAGCCTGCCAGGCGAGGTTCGTCTGATCATTGGCCGCGAAGGCGGGACCGTGACGTTGGACGGGCGGCCAAAAAAAATGGGGGATCAGCCATTTCGGGTTTTGGTTCGGCTGGCCGATTTCGCAAAAAGAGATCACGGCTACCTTCCCGACGACCAAATCGTGCGAGCGATCTACGGCAACCAAATACAGCCAAAATCACGCGATACGCGGGATGTTATTCGGCTTTTGAGGGACGCTCTGGCCGCGGGGCTGGAAGGTGACCAAGCCGTAGCTACACGCGGCCTTATTGAGACCCGACGCGCTCCAGGCCGCCACCGGCTTTGCCTGCGCGCGACAGAAATCGCCCTTTTGGCCTGATCTTTCTCCCCCGGCGTGCCATCCCACGTTAGTCCCACGTTAGTCCCACCAAGCGCTCGCTTTTCCTCGGCATCGTCCGCCCATCGCCACTCGATGGACAGGACCTGCCGATGCCTTTCAGCCCAAGCCGCGCGGAACTTAACGCCCTCCAGCGCCTCGCCGACCTCATGGCGCTGCGCATTATTCGCGCATGTCGCATCCCCAGCCACGAGCGGGAGGATCTGCGCCAGGACCTTCTGGTCGACCTATTTGCCCGGCTGAGGGGCTTTGACCCCGAACGCGGCAATCTCTCCACCTTTGCCTTCACGTGCTTCGGCCATCGTGCCTCGCAACTCATTGGACGCATCCTGCGCGGGCGCGCCAGCATGATGCCCGTCTCGCTTGATGATCCTATGCCCGGTGCGCCGAATCTTACCATCGGCGATGGCCTTTCCGAGGCAGATGGTTATGGCGCCCTGCTTGGCCAGCCGGTGGATGCCTTCGCAGCGGTCGATCGGCGCCTCGATCTTGATCGTGCGCTGGGCACACTCCCGCAAGAGGCGCTGCCGCTTTGTGCCGAACTCATTGAGCAATCCCCACACGAGCTGGCGAAGGCCAGCCCGACATCGCGCGCGACGCTCTACCGGCGTCTGCATGAGCTTCGTCTTCGTCTGTTGATCGCCGGCATTCCGGCATCGGCGTGAGACGTTTTGAAAGGGGGCTGGGTATTTACAAACATGGACACCGCAATTCTCGATCTTCGCACTCATGAACTGCCAATCAGCGAAACAATGCTCTGTGCCTGGTTCGGTACGGCAGTGCCCGGTGATCGCCTAGCCTATCATCGCGGCTTTCTGGCGATTGATGTGTCGCCACTGACCTTCAAACTGCCCGAGCCCGAGCGTCGCATGCTGCAACGGGTCGCAGACCGCGCACTGCAATTGGCTGAGGCAGGCCTGATCCATGTGGTTCAGCGCCGCATCGCCGAAGATGAATTCGCTTACATCGCGATTGCCCGTTCACGACCGCCAACATGGAGCGGGGCGCTGGAGACCGTTCTGAAGGCCGCCAATCGAGAAGGGCAAAGCAAATGAATCACTTTCTCATGTTTGGCAGATCGATTGCTGCCGCATTCACAACGAAACACAGGAGCATTGCCATGAAGACGCTGACACCGCTTGAACAGCTGCAGGAAAAACTCTGGCTTAAAGCACTCCCGGAAAACATTGATATTCCCACAGGACCAGCACGAGACCTCATCGTCACGAAGCCTGTGGCGCACGCAACTGTGGACGATCTCGCCTTCGCGGCTGACGCGTTGCTTCGCCAATCAATCGCGCTTCACCGCAAAGCTGATGCAATGAAGCAGATCCACGATCTGGCACGTCGTGCAGGAGCGGTGGGCGCCGCCAATGCTGTCACTTCAGCTGTCCGCATGCTGGAGGCTGCGGAATGAGCACGCTTCCTCTGAAGCCGTTCAAAACTAGCGTGTGGCGGGCGCGCCCATGACTGAGCTTCTTGCCCTATCCGCCGTACGATTCGACGCAGACTGCCAGTCGCGTGTTTGCCTCGATGAGGAGACCGTCGCGGAATACGCCTATCGCATGCGGGAAGGTACGGAATTTCCACCGATCACCGTATTCTTTGACGGCTCCGAATATTGGCTCGCCGATGGCTTCCATCGCTACGCCGCATGGAAAGGGCTTGCGCGCGAACGTGGCGATGAAGCAAGCGCCGATGTCCCGGCCGAAATCCGCCAAGGTACGAGGCTCGAGGCAGTTCGGCATGCGCTATCGGCCAACGCCCATCACGGCAAGCGCCGCGAACCTGGCGACTATCGGAAAGGCTATACCATCGCTGTCCGTAACGGACTCTGCGCTGCTCATGACGTGGATGCAGTTCGGCAGCTACTCGCCTGCTCCGAGCGTTGGGCACGAGAACTGACCGCCGAGGCACGTGACGCGCTGGAGCGTGAGCGCAACACCCGTATCCTCGAAGCCCGCAAGGCAGGACAAAAGCAAGCCGAGATTGCCCAGCGAGAGGGCGTGACGGAGCGGACTGTACGGAACATCGAACACCGGAAAGAACGGCAGCCTGCCGTTTCTTCCGGGGCGCGCGATTATGCTTTGCCTTCCGCAACTGCACGCCCACTCCCTCCCGCTGTTGCGGCCCTGGACCGCCCATCGCTGACCGCTTGGTCCGACGCGATCTATGCCCTCGAACAACTCATTCGCGCGATTGAAATCGCGCAACCATATCGGGTTCCACGCAAAGCGTTACCGCGCATCGAAGCGCTGATGGCGCGCGCTGGCACCCTGATTTCCGAAACCAAACTGGAGGCTGAAGATGACGCTACGCGTTCTGTTGCATGACATTCTAGCTGAATTGGATCCCGATGGCGGGGGCTTTCGCACCAGCGAAGCCGCGGACCTGCTCTACGCCAAGGCCAGTCATGGCTGCGCAGACATTCCCCTGCTGGTCGAAAGGCTCGCACGGCGTGGTGCGCGTGAGGAAGTCGCAAGCTTCCGACCGGAACGGGCTGCGGCAAAGCGTGTCGCTGCGGATGTGATGATGGGCCAGCGCGATATGGCCGACGTGACCGAGGGCTTTGATCATTGGGTCACGGATATCGCTGCCCTGGATGAAGGCTGCGATGCCATTCGCAAGCGGGTGCTGCGCATGACCCATCCGGAGTTCATGCGCATGATCGAGCTTCGGGAACAGAAGGCGTCGCAAATGCGTGAATACGCGCGGCGCGCGCGAAAGATCCTCGCGGAGCATCCCGAATGGGCAGAGAACCCGAGCATGACGCTCGCTGATATTCTTGAGGTGACCGAATAATGGCCCTCAGGATCATCAGCGCCGAGGAGCGCCTGGCAGAATCGCGCGGCATCAAGGCAGCGATTTTCGGAGGCAGTGGCCAGGGAAAGACCAGCCTGCTTTGGACGCTCCCCGCCGACCGCACGATTTTCATGGATCTGGAGGCGGGCGATCTCGCGGTCGAAGGCTGGACCGGCGATACCATCCGCCCCCGCACATGGCAGGAATGTCGGGATTTCGCCGCCTTCATCGGCGGGCCCAACCCGGCGCTGCGCGATGAACAGTCCTACTCGCCGGCGCATTACGCCATGGCTTGCGAGCAATTCGGCGACCCGGCCAAGCTTGATCGCTACGAGACGCTGTTCGTCGATAGCATCAGCGTCGCTGGTCGGCTTTGCTTTCAATGGTGCCGTGGCCAGCCCGAAGCCTTCTCAGAAAAAAGTGGCAAGCCAGATATTCGCGGCGCCTATGGCTTGCATGGGCGGGAGATGATCGCCTGGCTCACGCATCTGCAGCACACGCGCGGCAAGAACATCATCTTTGTCGGGATCCTCGACGAAAAGCTCGATGACTTCAATCGCAAGGTCTATG